AGATAAATACCATACGTTTGCATTGCGTACAATAGCTTTTAAAGAACGTTTAGAGTTTATTGAATACTATTTAAAGGAACACATAAAAGAACCATCTTTGCTTATTATAGATGGTGTAGCAGATTTATGTGCTGATGTAAACAACATAGAAAAAAGTAATGAATTAGTAAGTGCATTAATGAGAATAAGCCAACAACAAAACGTGCATATAATTTGTGTGATACATCAAAACTTTGGTAGTGCTAAACTTGGAACTGGTCATTTAGGTAGTGCATTAGAAAAGAAAGCAGAAACTGTAATAAGTTTGGAAGCAAACACAGTTAATAAAGATTGGACAACGGTAAAATGCGGTAGAAGTAGGGGTTACTCTTTTGAAACATTTAGCTTTGAAGTAAACGAAAAAGGATTACCAATAATAGTTGGTGATTTATATGACCCTTTAAAATGATATGGTACAAAAAACAATGATTATAGTTGCTGCAAAGCATAAAGAGTGGGTAGAAATAGTTTTATCTTTTGGTTGTAAACAAGAAACTGCTGAAGATATTGTACAAGAAATGTATTACAAGATACAACTGAAACTTGAAAAAGGCTTGGATATAATGTACAATGAAGAAGAAATAAACTACTACTATATTTTTAAAACTTTAAGAACATTGTTTTACGATTTAAAAAGAAAAGGTAAAAACATTACAATGGTTTCTATGGATGACATACACCTAACAACATCAGATGTAAACTATCAAGAACCATATGATAAAATACAAGAAGAACTATCAAAAATGTTCTGGTATGATAGAAAGGTGTTTGAAATAATAAATGAGGGTGAAAGCATTGCAGAATTTTCAAGGAAAAGTTTAATACATTACTATTCACTTTACAACACATACAACAAAGTAAAAAGCAAACTAAAGAAACTATTATGATAAGTACGTTTGAAAGAGATTTAAAGGTTGGAAAAAAATATGAAGATGAAGTTTTAAAATTAATAAAAAATAAATACCCAAAATCTTATATAGTAGATGGGTATTATAAAGAATGGGATATATATATTCCAGAACTAGAAATAGGTATTGAAGTAAAATCAGATAAAAAAAGTTTAGATACTGGCAACATTGTAATTGAAATAAAATTTAATAATAAACCATCCGCACTATCTACATCAAAAGCTGCTTGGTGGGTAATATATGATGGAGAAAATTATAATTGGTTTACAATTAAAAACATAAAAAAGTGCATAAAAGAAAACAATTTAAAGTATTGTAGTTTTATAGGCAAAGGTGATACTAAAGAAAAAAAAGCATATTTAATAAAAAAAGAAATATTATATAAATACAAAACAATATGAAACTAGGAAACATTATTTATTACATTACAAAGTATACTGGTATAAAATACCTAGTAGATAAATACCACAAATTAAGAGGTACAAAATGTGATTGCAACAACAGAAGAAAAAAGTTAAACGAAATAAAAATTGATAGATGGTAAAATTTACTAAAGAAGATTTTGAAAGATGGAGTGATTTCAGATCAGAACCAAAGAACACTTTACAACCTAATGAGTTTGAACTTATATGCCAGCTACACGCAAAGTACTATAATCATAAATACCATAAACCTTGCACTTGCAATCCAAAAAAAATAAAGTTGTGGATAAAGCAGCTTAACATAATTTGGAACAATGGGAATTAAAAAAATTAATGAGTGGGAAAAGGCAGTAGTGTTTCTTTTAAATCTTGATGGTTGGGATTTAGAACATTGTGGTGATGGTTATTCTAGGTTTGATGCAAAAGGTAAAACACCAAAGGGTGTTGATTGTGTAATAGAGATGAAATTTAGAAACAAGTACTATGAAGACAAGATGCTTGAAAAAGAAAAGTACGATGCTCTAATGGCTTTAGATGTTGTAAAGATATTTTTTGTAAATGATCCTAAAGGAAACTTTATGTATTACCTCAACACTTTAGAGATGCCAACACCAGTTAAAAAGTATTGCCCAGATACAACAATGTGGACAAAGAAAAGACTTTTAAAAGATGTGTACTTGCTTAAAGAAAACCAAGCGGTTAGAATAAATATAAATATAGAACCAAGTTAGTTGTTAAATATTTTGTTTATAATGTAAATAATGTTATATTGCATTATTATTAATTTTAAAAACAGAATAAAATGAAAACTATTAAAAACAAAGTTTACACAAAAAAAGATTTTAACAATGTAATTATACCATCTTGGCAAAGGTGGAAAAATGAAAACAATGTTAAAGATTTAGCAGAAGCGGTTTCTGCACAAGGTCAAATGCGTGATGTATTAATTAGTGTTACAAAAGATGGTACTAAAATATTAACCGATGGAGCACATTTAAAATCAGCAATGTTAGATGTGCTAAACCTTAAAAAAATAAGTGTTAAAGAGATTTATGTGAAAGACCAAGAAGATGCAAGAAAGTCTTTTATATCATTTAACACAAGGGGTAAAGTTTTAAAGCAAATTGATTATGTAGTTAGTTATGCTGGTTCAAACCACAAAGTATATAAAAAGTTTTTACGTGATGTTTTACAAAGCCCAAAAAATTTAAAAGATGCTAATGATGTACATAGTAAACTATTTACAATACCAGCTTTAATAAAAATATTTTTAGGTGAAGCAAAGAACATAAAAAATGGTTCAGCAACCTTAACAAAAAATTTTGATAGAATTTTAAACTTGGTTGAGTATTTAGGTGAAAACTATTTAAAGAATGGAAAACTAATAAAGCATTTAGAAAAAAATGGTAAATCAATGAAATTAAATGGAGGTAGCATAATACCAGTTATGAGTAAAATAAAATCAAATAACATTTTAGAAAAGACTAATAAAGAAATATTAGATATGTTAATTGACTTTACAACATACCATTTTAATTCAACACAAAGTTGTTCATTTACTAAAGATGCGGTTGAGCAAACCTTTTCAACATATGTAAAAGAATTAGTATAATGAAAGGATATATTTATAGTGCCCAGATACCTATGTTTGGGCACAAAGATATTATAGGGTATGGTACTGATGAATTTTATGTTAAAGAAATTGACAAAGATTTGGCAAAAGAAACAATAATAAAAAATCATTATAGTGGTAAAACTTATAATGGAACTTATGTAAATTTAGGAGTTTACATAAAAAATCAGTTTCTTGGTGTTTTGCAATACGGTTACGCAATGAACCCAGCAAGTTGTGATAGTGTTGTAAAGGGAACAGAAATGAACCAATATTTAGAACTTAACCGTATGTGGTTAGATGACAAAGCAAAACGAAATAGTGAAAGTATGGCTATTTCTTATAGTATCAAATACATAAAAGGTAAATTAAAAACTATAAAATGGATACAATCATTTGCGGATGAAAGATGTGGTGGTTTAGGTATTGTTTATCAAGCTTGTAGTTTTAGATATTATGGTGAGCATACAAGTAGTTTTTGGGAACTTGATGGTGAAACATTTCACAACTCTATTAAAACAAGCGAAAAAGCGGGTAAAAGAGGTTATAGACTTTTGAATGACCCGAAAAATAAAGATAGGGTTAATCATTATGAGTTACGGCAATTTAGGTATATAAAGTTTTTAGATAAAAGCTGGGTTAAGAAATGCAACCATAAAGAACAACCATACTTAAAACACTATAATAACGATTAATGGAAGTAAACAAAGCAGCTTGGGAAAAGTTAAGAAAACAAATAGAATACCACATACAACAAGATAGTGAGATAACAGATGTGCATATTAACTACCAAGTAAAACCAGGTAAAAAGAATTATTTAAAACTAAACATAACAATAGACAAATGGGACAAGATAACAGAATAGAAAAATTAGAGGCACAAGTTGAAATATTAAAAGCACAATTACAAGATGCACAATTACATACTTATGTAGGTGAAACAGATACATTGCATTGTAGTGATGGTGAGTTGTATATTGGTTACGATGATGACAAAACACTTGTAATGGAAGTAGACCAGCTTTTTAGAGATTTACCATCTATAATCAATATGGTAACTAAAGA